TAGATTAATTATTGTGTGTTGTATGTTGCACGGTCATCAGATTGAGCGTATTCAATTGTAACAAAACCTGTACCAGCTGTAGGCTGACCTACTGATGTTATTGTAGCAATAATAGCTGAAGAAGCTTGTTGGCCATTAGATGCTGCAACATCAATTGGAGTTGATTGCATATTGGTTAATTGTGATGCTGTAAATGTAGGTGTTGTACGACCTGCAGTTTTAGCATTAACACCAGAAGCATACTCAGTACCAGCTGCAGTTTTACCAACAGTTAAAGTAGCTGATGTAGCTGAGTCATACGCTGTAATAACATCAACAACAATATTGGTAATTTTAGATCCTGCTGGAACATATAATGTTACGCTTTGAACTAATGTTGCATCAAAAGTAAATGCTGTTTGTTGTGTTAATACTGTTGTACCAACGTTCTTGTATGGAGTGTATCTATTTGTGCCTGATTTGACTGGGCCTGAGAATGTAGTTCTTGACATGATTTTTCCTTCATAAAAAGTTAGGTTCATTAGTCTTTTATGCGTCTGCCAGGACAGTCTAATAAACCAGGATGTGCCTGGATATGGTTATTTTACAATACTTTTGCCTGTAAACGCTAGTGTTTTTATATACGCAGGCAAATAAAAAAGGCCCTACGAATAGAGCCTTTTCTACCATCAAATGCTTAATTAAGCACCTGGTGAACCGAACATACCTAACGGATCTGACCAACCGAATGAATAACGTTCACGTGATTTATAACGTACGTTACCTGTATCGAAGTCACCGTCCATTGAATTGCTTAATGGAGTACGAACAAAGTGTTTCATACCATTAGGAACGTCAGTTGTTAAATACCAACCGTTAGCGTCTGTCAAGAAGTGGTTAATTGTATAACCTTCTGGGATAGAGCCATTGTTCTTAATAGCATTGATATCATTGTCAGCTGTACCAACACGTAACTCAGTTTCTAACAAGCGAGTTGCAACGAATTGCAATGCTGGTGGAACGATAAGTTTTTTAGGTTTAGCTGCAATTAATAGACCACGCTCATCAGTCCAAGCTGCGATTTGAATAACTGCATTTTCCAATGAAGTTTCGTTCAAGTCAGCTGCTGTTGATGGAGTGTTACTATTTGTACCGCCTGAAACAAGTGGATGGTCAGTAGCAAATAAAGCCTTGCCGTCACCACCAGCGTATGAAGAACTGAAGCCGTTATTAATAACTGCAGCAGCTTTCACTTGTTTCGTGTAAGCCATAGCTCTCGCTAAAGCTTTTGTGTAACGAGCTGATAAAGAATCATATAAGTTATCTTCAATAGCTTCTTCAGTTAAGCTGAAGCCAAGAGCGATAGTTTCATGATTGTATCGAGCTGTCCAAGCTTCTTGAGCATTGTCATAAGCGATAGAAGTACCTTCGTTTTTGACTGGTGCTGCTGAGAAACCTGATAGTTTTGTTTCTTCTTCGAATGAACGTTCTGAAGTCTCTGTTTCGTAGATTTCTTTATGTTCTTCGCCATATCTTGCGTACTCTAAACCGAATAGCGCATTAAGTCCTGGTAATAGCTCTTTAAGGAGCTGTGCACGTGAAATAGCCATGTTTTATTCTCCTAGTTAAGCTGTGTAAGCCACGCCTGTAAGGGCAGTTAGCTGTGGGTTGTTGACTTTTACAATTACTTCTGGGTAAAGCGTTACGCCACCTGATACATATGCTGTATCTGGAACGACTGCAACTACTCTCCATGGTAATGTTGTAGCAGCACCAGCGGTATCTGCAGGTTTAACAATAGATGATTGTGCATTACCTGTTGTTGTAGAACCTGTACCGTTTTGGATTTCAGCTACGTTAGCACCAACGATAGTTGCATTAGCACCTGTTACTACTGTTGGAGCGCCTGAAGTTGTTACTGCCACCTTGAAAGAAGCTGAAGCATCAACTACTACGTAAGCAATAGCATTAGTAACGCTAGTGCCTGGGTAGTATTGAGCTTGAACTGTCTCCTGATGAATTGGTATATTGAAAGCCTGTTGCAACACCGATAATAGTACCAGTAGTTGTTGCGCCAGATAATTCAATAGTACCACCCGCTACGATTTTAACTGAAGAACCGTTGTAGATAGGTGTGTTGTAAGAACCACTAATCTTATACTGTAATGTTGCACCAGCATAAGGCATACCATCATAACGATTAATCGCTTCAAAACCGTAGGGAGAATTAATGGTTGGATAAGCCATGTTTAAAACTCCTTAAATTAATAAATTAACCTTTGCCAAAACTAGTGCTAGATTTTCTCTCATTAAATAGAGGCATTCTAGGGTCATTTTGACGCATAAGATTATTGTCTACAGCGTCTGTTTGAGATTGCGTTTGCTTCTCATAGTACTCTGTTCTTTGCTCGACTAATTCAATAGGTGTCTTACAAAGTAATAATCCGCCAATCTCGATGTTGTCTTTATAACGACTATCGGGATCAACTAACAGTTGAAATTTAGGTTGCTCTTCTGCTCTTACAGGTTCCCAGCCTTCTCTAAGTTTAGAACTGAGATTGCGTGGGTCTGCTGAGTTCAGCATTGAAACTCTAATCCATCTGTACGCAAAGCCAGCTTGTTTATCTGGTTCTGGTAACAATTCAGGAGCTTGCCACTGTTTAGGGCGCTCATCCTGTTGACGGGTATCTACTTCACGGGGAATTCTATTTTCAGCCATTTTGGGACTCCAATTTAGTTAATTCCAGCGCATATTGCTCTGGAGAAAGTTTGAACTTTTTAGCCAAAGCTAATTGTGTCTGCGTCAGTCTAATCTTTTTTGGGGATGTAGAACGTGTAGCAGGCGCTACTACCGTTGATGGTTTTTTAACAGAGTCTTTGGTCTCTGAGTTATTATCGCCAGCAAACTTCTCTGGGAATCTTTTACGCATTTCGGTATCTATAGCGTTCCAGTATTGATCAGAGCCAGTTGTGACTCCATCACGTTCTAGTCGTCTATGAATACCCATTGCGAGGAAACTCATATCGTCATCAACACCATACCAGCTGTTTTTGTCCAACCAGGATTGGGTTTTTGAATCCAATCGTTGCGGTTGTTGTGACTGTTCTGGTATTTTTACCTCATTTTCAGCTGTTTGTAAAGCACTTTCATCATATTGAGGTCTATAAGACTCAACTTCATGAACTTTAAACTTAGCTTCTGTGAGTTTTTCTTGTGCATCTACAACTTTATCAGAATCACCAGAATCATATGCTTCTTTATAAGCGATTCTAGCAAGCTCTAATTGTCGTTCTGCACCTTCTTTAGCGTTAGAAACGTATACTTTTTCACCTTCTGTTAGACGGCCTCTAAGTTTTTTAGTTTCTTCTACTAATGATTGTGCTACACGAATTGCTTCTTGTTGCTCACGTAATGCTTGTTCTTTTTCTCTACGCTCATCATTAATGAGTTTTTTCATTTGAAGTAAACGTTGTTTAGCTTCTTTTGAATACTGTTCAAGATCATCATTTTCGATGTCTTTTACAATTTCTTCTGGTAGTGGTTGAGCATTCTTTTGATCTTCTTCAGGACGATCATCCACTATTTCAATTTCAATCTTTTCTTCTGCAGATGCTTCTACTTCTGGTGTTTCATTTTCCATTTCATCTGGAAATTTAAAATCATCATCAGCCATGTTAATTCTCCTTAAATACGACTAATGCCACGAGGATCTTCTACGATACCTTCGACACTATCATCATTAATTATTCGGAATTCCCTGTTATGAATCTTCAAGCGTGTGCCTGAATTAGGGCGGGCTAATATGAAGTCACCAACTTTACACCAAGGACCTGTAGGAAATCTTTTTTCATCCTTGTAGCAATCTGGACCCATTTTAACTACAAAGAATACTGTAGATAAAACTTCTTCATTTCTCATTGTCTCAGAGGATTTAATTAATCCACTGTCAAACTTGTCATCTGCTTCTGGAATCGCACATAAGATACGATATCCTGATACTTCTGGTAACTGCTTTGCTTTTTCCTCATCCGTTTGGGGAAGAGTTGTTGCTTGGTTTACATCATCGGGATTTGAGCCGATTAGTATTTCACTCATCTGAGTTCTCCATTTGTTTATTTAGGTCTTGAATGTATCTTCGTGTAGAAAGTAGACCTGATATCTTTCCGCATATATTTTGGTATTCAGCGTAGTCTTTGGCTACACCAGTACCTAAATGTTCTTCTAAATTTCTTACTTGTATATCTATTTCTCTTAATATTACTTCGTACTCATTCATTTATTTTCCTTGTTTGAAGGTTGTTGGTTTTGTTTTCTTTGTTGATTCTCTTGCATAGCCATTTGAGCTTTTGATCTGCCAATATCTGAACCTAATCTAAAGCCTTCCATTTTTTCTTTTGAAGCAATGTTAGCTTTTTCTGCTTGAGCTTTAGCTGTTACTTGCATGCCAGCAATTTCTTTCTGTGCTGATATACGAGCTTTCTCTAATTCAAGTTGATCAGCTTTTGCTGCCGCATCAATTTGCATTTTCTTCATCTTAATATCTACTTCTTGTGCTTTTAATTGAAGTTCTTTCAACTGCATTTGAACCACAGGGTCTTGAGCTGCTTGTTGTGCATTTTTAGCTGCAATCTCTGTTTGATTTTGATTGAGAAGTTGTTGTGCTGCTGGAACTGCCATACGAGCAATTTGAAGCTCTTGCTCAGGTGTTATTCTAGTATCCTCATCATCGCTATCAAGGTCGTTATATGGGATATTAATGCCCATAGTAAGCTCCATTTGACGTTTATACTCCATACCTACGTGCTCTGTGATATGAGCTTGTAGTGCTTGAGCAATCATAGGTGCTTGTGGGTTCTGACCAATCGTTTCTCTGATCTTTGGATCATTTAACATAGCCATATGTATTTGAATATGGGCTTGATGGTCCTGATACATGAAAGCTTTCATAGGTTTGCTCTTTAAAGCATTCATATTTTCAGTAATTGGATCTAATGGCTTCTCATCTTCAGGTAAAGGTACCAATTTTTCAGCATTTTTGATGCCTAATACTGACAACATCTGACGATGTAGGTATGGTAGGTTGTAAAGTTGAGGTGCTGTTTGTGATAATTGTAAAACTGCTTGGTATTGCACCACTTTTTGACTCATTGTGGCCGCATTTGGGTCAGAAACAGGGATAATATTGATCATCTCATAGTCTTTTCTACGAGCTTTTCTGTTACCTGTCGCTGGTTCGTATGAATAATCAGCTGGAGCGTAGCTTGCAATGATCTTCTTGAGTAACTTAAACTCATTTTTCATTGAAAAGTGCATACGAGCTTGAATAGCTGACATCACTTTGAGTGTTCTCTCTAAGATTGCAAGCGTTGTGCCTACAGGAGAGTTAGCACTCATGTCTGAAACCTTCAAATCACCTGCAGCTGCAAATCTTCTACCCTCTTCAATGATCTGATTAAGTAGTTGAATAAGCGTTTGTGATGGTTCTTTGTAAGGTAATGGCATGATATTGTCTTTCATCGTGCCAGAAGGTACATCTACATCTCTAAATTCGCCTGGAGCAATCGGTGTATCATCACCTTTAACTCTAAGGCCACGAGTTTTAAATCCACCTGGAAGGTTAGCTAGTGATCCAGCGTCTACTAACTGACGTAATATGGATGTACCAGATTTAGCAAAACCTCCGATCAAGTGAATCAAACCAAAAGCATAGAATCCAAAACCTGGAATGTATGCATAATGAACAAAGTGTTGACGTTTTTGGAAAGTCTCATCATCTGGTTCCCAGTTACGTCTTACTGCTAATACTGTCATACTTCCGTATTCAATCGTTACAATATATGGAAGTTTTAAACCTGTCTTGTTACCTTTTTCATCTTCATGTTCAAAGCCTGGAAGATCTAAATCAACTTGCATTTCAATAAGTTTATATCTTGAATCAGTTGTTGCACGGAATCCTAACTTCTCTGCAATCTTTTTCTCAACTTCATCTAATGTATTTTGTGGTGCGCCTAATTCAACATCACGATAAAAACCATCAAGTTGTAATCTTAATAATTCATTTTCTGTTTTACGCATGACGTGAGATACACGCTCTGCAGTTTCAAGATTAGAAGCGCCATAAGGTACAACTAAATCTTCTGAAGGAACATAGATAGATACTTGACGATCAAGACCTGGATCTACATAAACCTTTTTAAATCCGTTACCAGATAATGCGGTGCCCCATAACATACGTTCATGTTCTGAGCGATACTCGGTCATCTTTTCTGTAAGCTCATAGTTCATGTCATCAACAACACGTTCCATCGCTTCTTTTTTCTCTTGTGTTTCTTTTCCAATAATCTCGCCCTTAACAGGACCAGCTGCTGGGAAAGTATCCATGATTGTTTCTGATTGGAATTTAGTAACAGCTTCAGCTAAGATTGGATGATAAACACCACATGCACCATCCCATGGCTCTGAACGTTCTTCAATCTTTAGACCAAGCAATTCTAAACCATCGACATAAGTTTGAATCCAGTCTTTACGAGAAGCTACGTCTCCATCAAAGTCACCAATTAAATCACCAGCTAAAAGTGTTAATTCACCTTCAGTTAATTCTTCAGCTAAGTTCTTATTAAACTCTTCTGTGTCTTCTGCTTTTTCAATATCAATCTCTAATCCATCCATGTTAATTTTGACAGATTCAGGATCTTCAATTTCAATTTCTATAGGGGGAGCTTCTGGAATTGCTGCGAGGCCTTGTGGTAGTTCATATAGTGCTTTGTCGATTGCCATAATTTTTCCTTAGTAATATGCAACTT